ATGGGTCGAACCGGAAAAAGAGAATGCACCCGAAGAATAGAGTACAGCCCGCTCCCATCGCAAGCCCGGTTCCACGAATCCGCGGCGCGGTTCAAGGGGTTTTCCGGGCCGATCGGCTCCGGCAAGAGCCAAGCGCTGTGCCAGGAAGCGATCAAGCTGGCGTACCTGAATACGGGCCGGCTGGGACTGCTGGGGGCGCCGACCTACCCCATGCTGCGGGATGCGACGCAGACGACGCTGTTCGAGATTCTGGACCGGAGCCGCATCCCATACGAACACAGCAAGGCCGAGAACACGGTGACGTTGAAGGACACGGGGTCGCGGATCCTGTTCCGGGCCGTGGAGGAATTCGACCGGCTGCGAGGCACCAACCTGGCCTGGTTCGGATTGGACGAACTCACCTACACGCAGGAAGAGGCGTGGGTGGTGCTCGAAGGCCGTCTGCGGGACCCGAAGGCGACGCGGCTGTGCGGGTTCGCCACGTGGACTCCGAAGGGGTTCGACTGGGTGTACCAACGCTTCGTGCAGGAGCGCGTGGAGGGCTACGAGGTAATCGTCGCCGAGCCCTTCGAGAACCGCTATCTGCTGGAGCGGATCCCGGACTTCTACGAGCGGCTGAAGCGCAGCTACGACGCGAAGTTCTACGAGCAGGAAGTGATGGGCAAATACATCAGCCTGAACGCAGGGCTGGTGTATCACGCGTTCAACCGGGAGGAGCACACGGCGGAGGTGAAGGTGGAACAAATGCAGCCGCTGCTGTGGGCGCTGGATTTCAACGTGGATCCGATGTGCTCGGTGGTAGCGCAAATCGCGGGCCAGACGGTGCGAGTGGCGGCGGAGATCGTGCTGAGCCGCGCGACGACCGAACAGGCGTGCCAGGAGTTCGAGGCGCGGTTTCCATGGCATTGGGCGGGGATCTGCGTATACGGCGACGCATCGGGCGACCACCTGCAGACGGCCGGCACGAGCGATTACCGGGTGATCCAGGAGTTCTTCCGGCGGGCCGGTTACCAGAACGTGAGTTACAAGGTGCCGCGGGCGAATCCACCGGTAAGGGAACGCGTGGAGCTGGTGAACGCGAAGCTGCGATCGGCGTCCGGGGAGACTTGTCTCGTAATTGACCGGAAGTGCACGGAGCTGGTCAAAGACCTGGAGCAAGTGACTTACAAGCCGGACAGCACCGTGATCGACAAAGAAAGAGACGCCAGGCGGACTCACTTATCGGACGCGCTGGGGTACCTGATCTGGCAGGAATGCCGGCCGCAACAGCCAATGGGAGAGCAGCGGATGCGGCTGCTGTAAGGAGACGGAAATGGACATCGATCGGGAACATCCGGAGTATGTGCGGCGGAAGGCGATGCGGCGGGTCTACCGGGACCTGTATGCGGGCGGGGAGCAGATGAAGGCGAACGCCCCGGACTATCTGACCCGGCGTCAGAAGGAGCCCGGCGACGTGTTCGGCGAGCGGCTGGCGCGGGTGTTCTACGAGAACTACGTGGGATCGATTATCGACTGGTACTCGGCGACCCTGTTCCGGCGCGAGCCGCAACTGACTTTCGACGGACCCAACGACGCGGGCAGAGCGTTTTTCAGCGCGTTCACCGAGGACTGCGACCGGAAGCAGACCAGCCTGAGCGATTTCTTCCGGAAGCAACTGGCGGAAGCGCTGGTAAGCGGGAGCAGCTACATCCTGGTGGACTTTCCACGGGTGGGAGAGCCGGCGGCGAATCGGGCGGAGGAAGACCAGCGGGGCGCGTCGCGGGCTTACCTGGTGGCGTACAAGGCGGAAGACCTCATCAACTGGAACGAGGACGAGCAGGGCAACCTGGACTGGGTGGTGCTGCGGACGAGGAACCTGCGGCAGGACGGTCCGGATGGCAGGTGGTACGAGGAAACGCGCTGGGTGATCTACGACAAGGAAGAGTTCAAGATCTTCCGGCGGGTGGAGGGCAGGGTTGGGGAGGGCAGGCTTGGAAAGCTCGGGATTGGGGAGCTCGGGACTGGAGAGCCTGCGATTGTGGCGGGCGGGATTGGGGAGCGCGGCATTGGGGCGGGCGGGATCGGGGAGCGCGGGGGGACGCCGGAACTGGTGGCGAGCGGTCGGCACGCGCTGGCCGGACTGAAGCGGGTGCCGCTGTTCAGTCTCGAAGTTTCCGAAGGCCTGTGGCTGATGAATAAGGCGGCGCTGCTGCAACTGGAGCACTTCAACAAGTCGAACGCGCTCGGTTGGGCGCTGACGATGGGGCTGTTCGCGATGCCGGTGGTGTACTCGGATCGGCCGTGGAACCAGGTCGTGGGGGAATCCTACTACATACAGCTCGCGCCGGGAGACAGGTTCGGGTGGACGGAGCCGGAAGGGAAAGTCTACCAGATTGCGGTGGACAACCTGAACCAGTTGAAGAGCGAGATCTACCGGGTGTGCTACCTGATGCCGCAGGCGTGGGACGCGCAGGCGACGCAGTCCGGAGCCAGCAAGCTGCGGGATTTCACGGTGACGCACGAGGTGCTGCGGGCGTACGGGGACGCGGTGAAGGGGACTCTGAAGCGGCTGCTGCGGGCGATCGCGGCGGCGCGGCAGGACGGGCTGACGGTGGACGTGGCGGGGCTGGACGAGTTCGACATCGGGGACTTCTCGAGCGAGCTCGACGACGCCCAGCGGCTGCTGGGCCTGGGCGTGGGGTCGCCGACGCTGCGCAAAGAGATCTTCAAGAGGCTCGCGCAGAAATACCTGTGCGACGTGAGGCAGGAACTGAAAGACCAGATCGTGAAGGAGATCGAGGAAGCGGCGGGGTAGAGCGCCGCGGACCCGGGGGAAAGATATGAACGAAGAACAAGTGCAAGGGCAGAACGAGGGAGTGCGGGCGATCGTGAAGGACACGATCGAAGAGTTCCTGAGGAAGGAGCACGCGAGAAACGAGCCCGCCTACAAGAACGAGCTGGCGGAGGAGAAAAAGAAGCGGGAGCAGCTCGAGCGCCGGCTGAACGAATTGGTGGCCGAAAACCAGCGCAGCCGGCAAATGGCGGAGGAAGCCGACCGGGGGGCAACCATCCGGTCGGAACTGCAACGGCTGGGAGTGAGCAAAGTCGACATCGCGTTCAAAGCGGTGAAGGACGATATTTTCCGCGCGGAAGACGGACGGCTGCTGGCGCGAGGGGACGCCGGGGAGGTGGGTGTGAAGGAGTACCTTTCGCACTTCCTGAACGAGAACCCGGAGTTTCTGCCGGCGCGAATCCAAGGGGGTTCGGGAATCACGGCGGGGCACAAGGCGCCGGCGCCGGCAGTGGTGGTGAGCGATCTGGACAAAATCCGGCCGGGGATGAGTCCGGAGGAAGCGGACCGGATCCGGCAGGACATCTTACGAATTACCTCGCAATCGCTCAGGGGCATCTGAGCGGGGCGAGACGAATGGAGGAGAGGAATGCCAGCAATTACTTCAGCTAACGTAGCGAACGCGATTGTGAAGCTGGTGGCCGCAGACGCCTTACCCGCTCTGATGGGGACCCTGGTGATGGGGAACCTTGTGAATCGCGATTTCGAACCGACGCTTGCGCAGGGGGGCGACACGGTGAACGTGCCGATCCCGCCGACGCTGGTGGCGAACAATCTGGCCGAGGGCAATGCGGTGCAGTTGCAGAACCCGAGTTTGGGGAACGCGCAGATCGTGCTGAACACGCACGCAGAAGCGACGTTCCAGGTACCGGACGTGACCAAGGTGCTGGCGGTGCCGGACCTGCTGAGACTGTACATGCAGCCGGCGATGGTAGCGCTGGCCGAGAGGATCGAGACGGACCTGCTGAACACGTATGCGAGCTTCAGCTCGAACGGGTCGGTGGGAACGCCGGGATCGCCGATCACCGAGGCGGCCGTCGATGCGGCCGAGACGGCGCTTTTCCAGGCGAAGGTGCCGGCCAGCGAGCCGCGGTACCTGGTGGTAGACGCGAACACATACGCGCAGTTGCGGCAGATCGAGCGCTTCAGCGAGTTCCAGACGGCGGGAGAAGCGGGGCTTCGAGCGCTGATCGACGGGACGGTGGGGAAGATCAAGGACTTCTTCGTGTTCCGGTCGCAGTTCGTTGCCAAGACCGGGAGCGCTCCGGTGACGACTCACAACCTGGCCTTCACGCGCAGCGCACTGGGTCTGGTGTTGCGGCGCCTGCCGCAGCCGCTGCCGGGCACGGGAGCGATCGCGGAGTACGCCGAGCTGGGCAACTTCGGGATGCGGGTGATCCTGAGCTACCAGCCGAACACTCTGGCGCAGCAGTTCACGGTGGACGTGCTGTACGGCGTGGGTGTGCTGAGGAACCAGTTTGGCGTGCAGGTGAACTCGTAGGCAGACTGCCGCTAACCGGCGGCGTTTCACATCGGGCGGCGCCGCAGCTACCGGGCGTAGCTGCGGCCTAGCCCCTTCGGTCGAGCGCGGGCCGAGGCGTCGGACAACGCGTCGGTCGTGGCGTGAACGTAGCTGCGGCGCGCGAGGCCGGCCTCGAGGCGGCGCCAGTAAGGGCTCGGCACGCGGGAGTGGGCCAGGGGTTCCAAAACGGAGACGGCGGAGAGAGGGAGGCGCGCCCAGGCGTGCCGCCAGGGGAGGATGTATGGATTTGAAAGCGTTTTATCAAAAAGTGCGGCAGGTGGCTGAGAAAATCGCGGAAGCCTACGTGGTAGTGATCAGCCTCGATACGCCGGACGGAGGGCAGGCGGGACTGGCGAGCGAGGTGGCAAAAGCGCTGGCGGCCTTCCTGGTGGTGGACGGAAAGGCGCGGCTGGCGACGGATGGGGAGGCCAAGCAGTTCCGGGACCAGGTGGCGCAGGCGAAGGCCGCGGCGGACCAGTTGGCAGCCGCAGGCAAAATGCAGTTCACGGTGCTTTCGGACGCGGATCTGCGGGCGCTGAAGAGCGTCCCGAAGAAGGGATGAAGGGCGGCGATGGCGCTATTCACGGATGGATCGATATCAACGATCGAGGAACTCGTCGAATACGAGTCGGCGATTCTGGACGTAGCCAGGACGGAGAAGATCGACCTGACGGCCAAGCTGAAGCTGGCGCAGGAGGAGCTGGGAGTGGAACTCGAGGCGCTGCTGAGACGCCGGTACGGATATGAGGGCGACCTGTGGGTCGCGCTGGCGCGGCAGGGTCTGGGACACGTGGTGGTGACCGAAGCCCTGCACAAGTGGCACACGTTTCGGACGCTCAGCCTGGCATTCAGAGACGCGTACAACCAGCAGCTCAACGATCGTTTTCAAGGCAAGTGGCAGGAATACGACAAGCTGGCGGGCTGGGCTCGCCAGACGCTGCTCGACAGCGGACTGGGGATGACGAGCGCACCCGTGCCGAGGCCATGCCAGCCGATACTGGGCTCGGTGGCGGGACAGGCGGCGGCGGCGACTTACTTCGTGCGCGTGACATGGGTCGGCAATGGCGGAGTCGAGGGAGCGCCGAGCGCGATTACGGCGGTGACGACGGCCGGGGCGAGCGCGCTGACGGTCGAAGCCGTGAATCCTCCGGCGATAGCGAACGGGTGGAATGTGTATGCGAGCTATTCCCCAACCGGGTTGACCAGGCAGAACGACTCCCCGCTTGCACCGGGCGAAACCTGGACCGAGCCGGCGGAGGGATTGAAGAAGGGCAAGCCGGCGGGGTGCGGGCAGAGGCCGGAGATGTACCTGCGTGTAGCGGGAATGCTGAACAGGGGGTAGGGATGCTGGCGATCGGGGCGGCGGCGACACGGAAAGTGGTAGAGATGCTGGCGGGCGGCACGGGGCTGCCCTTCACGGTAGCGAACCTGGGGCAACAGGAGAACGCCGAGCTGGCTCCCATCGAGGCGGCGCAGATCGCTTCGGCGAACGTTGCGTTCGAGACGATCGAAAAAACCGAGGGGGCGACTTATCCGGCCGTGTATGTCTACTGCGAAAAGCTGGACAACACGCTGCGGGAGAAATTCCGGACATTCTCCGGAACGGTGGGCATGGCGGTGGAGATCCGGGTCTCCCACGACCGGCTAGAGAGACTGGCGCGGGACGTTCAGCTCTACGCCGCGGCAGCGGCCGAGGTTCTGGATTCCGGGCGAGGGGATTGGGGAAGCGGGATGTTCTACGCGGGCGGATACGAGGTTGCGTTCGGGCCGGTGAAGAGGGGCGGCAAGAACTTTCTCGAGGCCGCGAAGATCAGCTTCGACGTGGACGTGAGTTACTAAGCGGGGGAGGGAGAAGCAATGGCGTGCGGGTATATATCATCCAATAACAACCGGCTCTACGTGGGGCTGGAGTCAAACTACGGGCAGGTGCCGGCGATCCAGAGCGGGAACCGGATTCCGGCCGTGAAGCTCACGGCCAGGCAGCAAACGCTGCGGCCCGAACGGAAAGACAAGACGGGCACCAGAACCTTCGGGGGAACGCCGGCGGGCTTGAGAAAGAGCACGACGTTCGACCTGACGAGCTACATGACGAGCTGGGACACACCGAACACGGAACCGGTGTACGGGCCCTTGTTCCGGGCCAGCCTGGGATCGGGACCGGCCTATTTCGCGGGCGGGACGGCGGCCACGAACGCGAACACGAGACTGCTGAGCTTCGCGGCGGCGCATTCGCTTTCGCCGGGCCAGGCGGTGACCTTCGGCAGCGAACTGCGGTTCGTGAGCGCGGTCGTCGATCCAATGACCGTGGCACTCAGCTCACCCTTCACGGTGACGCCGACGACGGGATCGCCGATCGGGGCGACCGTCACGTACCAGCCGGCGACGGGGCTGGCGAGCGTGAGCATCTTCGACTACTGGTGCCCGGGGGCGGCGGTTCAGCGGGTGCTGTGCGGGGCGGCGGTGGACCAGATGACGGTCAACGTCAACGGCGATTACCACGAGTTCGAGTTCAACGGGATCGCGGCCGATGTGATCGACAGCAGCAGCTTCACGGCCCAGCAAGGGGGGCTGGCAAGTTTCCCGACGGAGCCGACGCTCGAGCCGTACAACTACTCGATCATCCCCGGCCACCTGGGACAGGCGTGGCTGGGCACGGGGCCGGACCAATTCTTCACGGTCACGGCGGCGAAGGTCACGCTGCAG